CCAGATTACTATAAACATTTATTATATTTAGCTTGCTCAGTTTCTTTCGGTGTGAAAGCAGGACCTGCAGCAATGAACTTATTTAAAAAGGGGAAATAAATATGGCTCTAAAAGGTAAACAACATAAATTAGACAAAAATAAAAACGGTAGAATTGATGGTGAAGATTTTAAAATGATGAAAAAAGGCGGTAGAGTTGCTAAGAAAAAAGGTGGCAGAATCGCAAAGAAAGTTGGCGGTAGAGTCAAAAAAATGGGCGGCGGAATGATGAAAGAAAATCCAATGGCTAAACAAAGCATGTATAAAAGAGGAGGCAGAGTAAGATAATGGGTAAAGATACACACGTAACAAAAGATGGTAGAACTGTTAAAAAAGGTCTGTATTATTACATGAACCGTGCTAAAAAAAGAGGCACAAGCAAAAAAGGTAAAGGAACTGTTACCGACAAAGCATTAAAAGAATCTGCTAAAACAGCTAAAAAAACCACTACTAAAAAGAAAAAGAAAAAGAAAAACGATTAATGCGAGATGAAACAGCGATTTATTTAATCCTTAAAAAGATTAGAGAACGCAAAGAGGAGTTGAAAGAAGTCATTGCAGCTGGATTACCTAGTTGGGATGAATACAATAAAACCGTAGGTGAATTTAAAGCCTATGCAATAATGGAACAGGAGATTCAAGACCTGCAGAAAGATGAGGAAAACAATGACGGAGCAAGAATTACCTAAGCGTATTTTCGCGTTAGAAGAAAAAGATTTGTCAGTAGAAGCTGATGAAAACAATAAAGTAGCAGAAGAAAAAGAAAATAAATTTCTTAAAAAAATACAAGAAGATGCTACAAAAGATATAAAACATTTACCCACAGAAAAAGTATTAGAACGTTTACCAGAACCAACTGGTTGGCGCATGCTTGTTTTACCATACAAAGGACAAGGTAAAACAAAAGGTGGTGTAATATTAACAGATGAAACAATGCAAGAACGTGGCTATACAACAGTCACAGGTTTGGTTCTTAAATTAGGACCAGATTGTTATACAGACAAAGAAAGGTTTCCAAATGGACCTTGGTGTAAAGTAAACGATTGGATTATATTTGGTCGTTACGCTGGATCTAGATTTGGAATAGAAGGTGGAGAAGTGAGAATACTTAACGAGGACGAGGTAATCGCTGTGGTAAAAGACCCAGAGGATATCTTGCAATTTAGATAAACAGGAGTAAAGGATGCCTGCAGAAGCGCAAACGAAGATAGAGTCACAAGCAGAGGTCGAAGAAAAGATGGTAGATTTACCATCTGACGGACCTGCAGTTGACGTGGAACTTCCCACAAAAAGCACTAAAATTATTAATCCTGATCCCGAAGAAACAGAGGTTGTAGAAGAACAAGCTAATACAGCATCTGAAGAAGAAATGGGTGATTATGGTAAAAAAGTACAATCAAGGATTGATAAATTAACTAAAAGATTGAGAGAATCTGAAAGACGAGAACAAGCTGCAATACAATTTGCACAAGGCGTACAATCAGAATCTGAACAATTAAAACAAAAAACAACCAATTTAGATCGTGGTTATATTGCAGAATATGAACAACGTGTAAAAGCAGAAACAGAAGATACCAAAGCAAAATTAAAAACTGCTATGGATGCTGGTGATGCTGACGCTGTTATAGCTGCGCAACAAGATCTAGCTAGATTAGCTGTGGAATCAGAAAGGGCTAAATTAACGATAGCTCAAAGGGAAAGAATGGCGAGAGCTGCTCAAAGCCCAGCTGCACAGCAATATCAACAGCAACAACAACAATTTGTGCAACAACCTGCACAACAACAACCAGCTCCACCCCCTGATCCACAGGCCGAGGAATGGGCTGAAAAAAACGAATGGTTTGGTAAAGATGAGCCAATGACTTTGACAGCATTTTCTATACATAAGAATTTAGTTGACGAAGGTGTTGACCCATCAACAAATTCATACTATAATGAATTAGATAAACGAATGAAGGATAATTTTCCTCATAAGTTTCAAGAGTCAACGCCATCGCAGACTGTAGCTTCTGTTAATAGAGGTTCTGCACCTGCAAAGGCGCGTAAGGGTACTGTGAGACTCACACCATCACAGGTAGCCATTGCAAAAAAACTAGGTGTGCCGCTACAAGAATATGCGAAGTACGTGAAGGAGTAGGCATATGAATACAAATAACAAAAATAAACTACCGTCACGCGAGTCTGAAAACAGGTCGAAAAGAGAACGACCTAAGGTATGGACTCCACCGTCACAACTAGATGCACCACCTGCACCAGAAGGTTTTAAACACCGCTGGATAAGGACAGAAACCATAGGTCAAATGGATCAAAAAAATGTATCCGCTAGACTAAGAGAAGGATGGGAATTTGTGAGAGCAGATGAATATCCTGATATGGAATGGCCGACAATTGATACAGGTAGATATTCAGGTGTAATAGCTGTTGGAGGTTTAATGCTAGCAAGAATCCCTAATGAGATTGTTGAACAGCGAAAAGAATATTTTGCAAAAATAACGCAAGATAAAGATGACGCTATTGCAAACGATGCTCTTAGAGACCAACATCCTAGCATGCCAATCTCGAAAGAGAGAAGTTCTCGCGTAACCTTTGGTGGCAAAAGAAACACTTAGTTTCTCCCACATAGTTACAAAATCATAACACACTCGCGGTGAGTGTGTTGTAACAATTTATTGTAAGGAGACAATCATGGCTAATATTGACGCCGGATTTGGTTTAAGACCTGTAGGTAAATTAGGAAGCGAAGCTATTAACATGGGTACTTCACAGTACGAAATTGCTAGTGGCGAAACTGATGTTATTTTTAAAGGTGACTTAGTAAAGCTTGAAGCAAGTGGTAAAATTACTAAAAGTGGAAACGGCGATGCTGTAGCTGCAATTGGTGTATTTAACGGTTGTTTTTATAATGATCCTACTACTCAAAAACCGACATTCTCAAATCACTACCCTGGTAGCATTACGCCTACTCAAGGTGCGATTGAGGCATTTGTCTATGATGATCCAAACATGCTTTTCGAAATTCAAGCTGATGGTATAGTTGCAGCGGACAAAGTTGGCAGAAATGCTGATATTGTTTACGCAGCAGGTGCTACTATCAATGGTCAATCTAAAACTGAATTAAATAGTACCGTTGCTAACGCAGGGGCTGCTGCTCAGTTAAGGATTATCAGAATTTGTGAAGACCCAGAAAACAGCGATATTGCGTCTGCTAATGCGAACTGGATAGTACGTATTAACGAACATCAGTATTATGCTGACAAAGCTGGGGTTTAACCTATAGGAGATATTGAACAATGGTAATTTCAAGAATGCAATTGGTCAAAGAACTCGAACCAGGTTTAAACGCACTGTTCGGGTTAGAATATGACCGATACGAAAACCAGCACACAGAAATTTTTGATACAGAAAATTCTGATCGTGCTTTTGAAGAAGAAGTAATGCTTGGTGGGTTCGCTAACGCTGCTGTGAAACCTGAGGGTCAAGGGGTAACCTATGAAGACGCTCAAGAAACTTTCACGTCACGTTACACTCACGAAACTGTTGCTTTAGCTTTCTCACTAACTGAAGAAGCTGTAGAGGATAACCTCTACGACAAAATCAGTACTAGATATACAAAAGCGTTAGCAAGATCTATGGCTAACACTAAGCAAATCAAGGCAGCTGCTATATTGAACAATGGTTTCAATAACAACTTCCCTGGTGGTGATGGTAAGGAGCTTTTTGCTACTGACCACCCAACGCTAAGTGGTAATCAAAAGAACGAGCTATCGACTGCAGCTGACTTAAACGAAACTTCGCTTGAGCAGATGCTAATTGATATTGCTGATATGAAGGACGAAAGAGGGATGAAAATTGCTCTTCAAGGAACGAAAATGATCATTCCACTTCAACTTCAATTTGTTGCAGAAAGACTATTAAAAACTGATGGCAGAGTTGGTACAGCTGACAATGACATTAACGCAGTAAAAAACATGGGAATGGTTCCACAAGGTTATGTGGTTAACAATTTCTTAACTGATACTGACGCTTATTTCATTAAAACTGATTCACCAAACGGCTTAAAACATTTTGTTAGAGCACCAATCAGAACTGCAATGGAAGGCGACTTCGACACTGGAAACGTTAGATACAAAGCTAGAGAGAGATATTCATTTGGATTCTCTGACTGGAGAGGTATCTTCGGAACACCAGGAGCATAAATTATTTAGTGGGGCGCATAGTGTGCCCCACTAACAAACCCAAGACTTAAACGACAACTAATAAGGAGGTTGACATGGGTTCTACTACTTTCTCTGGTCCAATTAAAGCCGGAACAATCAAAGAAACTGCTGGGACAACACTTGGCAAAGACATAAAAAATACAGGTCAAGTCGTAATGGCTCAGACTCACGCAATTGATCTATCAGGTGGAGCAATTGCAGCAGGTGCAACTAATATTGTTATTCCTGCAAATTCACAAATTATTGACTGTGTGTTTGATATAATCACTGCAGCTAACACAAGTACTAATATTAGTATTGGTGATACTGTAGGTGGTGCTGCCACTATTGTTAACACTTTTCCAAGTGGAACAAATGCTGGTAGAGTATATCCTACTACACAAGCTGGCGCTGCGTTAGCGTGGGAAGATGTTGGTACAGCTGATATTAAATTGACTGTAACTGCTTCTGCTGCTACAAACGCTGGAGAGATTAGATTCACTGTTTTATATCAACAAAACACTAATCTAGGCTAATTAATATAACCGTGGGTGGGGAGTAATGGCCCCACCCTATTACAAGGGGAATTAACAATGACACAAGTTGTAAAAAAATTATTTGATGGAGAAAGAAAACTAATTTATAGTTTCAATTTTACCATCGCAAGCACAACCGCAGAAAACTACGAAATAGATGTAACAGACGCAAACAAATGCGCTCTTAACAGTAAAGGTCAACAAGCTGCTGCACTTACAATTAATAGAGCGTGGTGGTCAGTTAACAATTCAGCAACAACTAAACCATTAAAATTGTTTTACGAAGCAAGCGCAGATGATTTAGCGTTGACTTGTAATTTTGCTGATGATCAAGATTGGAGCACAATTGGTGGATTAAAAAATCCTAGATCTTCTGGATTTACAGGCAGTATAAAAGTTAACTTTTCTTCGGTAACAAACGACGATACAGCAACTCTAGTACTAGAACTAATTAAAGATTATAGTTAGGAGTCTTAATGGCTTACTCAGGCACTAGAACATTTAACCTCTCAATCGAAGAGATTATAGAAGAAGCATTTGAAAGATGTGGTCTTGAAGTACGTAGTGGTTACGATTTAAAATCAGCTAGAAGATCTATGAATCTTATGTTTTCTGATTGGGCTAATCGTGGTCTTAACTTGTGGACTATAGATTACGCTACACAAACAATGACACCTGGTACTAATTTTTACTCTGTAGGTAAAAACACAGTTGACATTATAGATGCTGCAATAACTACAACAGCTGGTGCTACTGCAAATTTAGAAGGCGATAGCAATACCACAGATGTTACTATTACAAAAATATCTAGAACTGAATATCTTAACTTAAGTAGAAAACAAGAAGATGGCACGAGTGGTGATGCTAGACCTACACAATTCTGTCTTATTAATGGTCAAGTAACTGTAAATGGTAGCAGTAACACAGGTAGACCAGAACATAATCTTACATTATTTGTTTATCCAAGCCCTGATAAAGCATACAAATTAAAATATTTTTTTGTAAATAGAATACAAGACGCAGGAGCATATTCTAATGAAGCTGATGTGCCTTTCTATTTTCTTCCTTGTTTAGTTTCAGGATTAGCTTATTATATTTCTTTAAAAAGATCACCGATGTTAACGTCGGGATTAAAAGCAGTTTATGATGAAGAATTTGAGAGAACTGCTGATGCTAACCGAGAAAGAGTCTCGTTTAGAGTTAAACCAGCGCAAGCGTATATACCATAGGAGGTATTATGCCAAAATGTGAAACATGTAATCACGAGTGTCATTGCATAGTGGATGGTTCATGCACTATTAACAGATGCGATTGTGGTAATTGTGTTTGTAAAAAGGAGGATTAATGAGTAATAGATATTACAATAAACAAACTGCTAATTGCAGATCAGGATCTACTGCTAAATTAGGTTCTTACGGTAGAGGTAAAATAGAAATACCAAAAGCTATAGAAGCCGCAGCAATAACAACGAAAGGTGTTGTGCCTGCCGCAGGTAAAGCAAAAGAAATTTCTATTTCTAAAGGCCAAGAAAAAGGAACAGCTTTAGGTATGGGAGCTGCTACTAAAGGTGGCAATTATACTTGGTCGTAATGAAAAAAAAGAATGGCTAGCCCTGCTTGGCAGAGAAAAGAAGGTAAAAGTAAGTCTGGTGGCTTAAATGCTAAAGGAGTTGCATCTTATCGTAGAGCTAATCCTGGTTCTAAACTTAAGACTGCAGTTACAACAAAACCTTCAAAGTTAAAAAAAGGTTCTAAGGCATCAAAACGCCGTAAATCGTTTTGTGCTAGGATGGAAGGAATGAAAAAGAGAAGAACAAGTGCAAAGACAGCAAAAGATCCTAATTCAAGGATTAATAAATCTTTGCGTAAATGGAATTGTTAATGGCATACGCAAAAGGAAAATACGCTAAATTTATTTCTGACCGCAGTGGATTAGAATTTCCATATTCAGAAATGGTTACAGAGTGGAATGGTATGAAAGTTCATACAAGTGAGTATGAAGCTAAAGCACCACAATTAATGCCACATGAACATCAACCAGATCCTATTGCATTAAAAGATCCAAGACCTGCAAGAACAGAAAAATCAGTTGCTAGACTATTGCCGTTAAATCCTTTTAGACACGAATCAGGATCTGCTGTAATAAAAGTATTTGAACCTGGTCATGCTAGATCTACAAATGATACAGTTAGATTTAGAGATGCTGTAGGTAATTTAGCTGATATAATAAATGCATCAACGGGTAAAACAATAACAGTGATAGATAATGATTTTTATAGTTTTGGAGTTGGAGTAGCACCAAGCGAATTAGTTATTTCAGGAGGAGGTATCGCGTCTGCAGGACCAGTTACCTTATCAGCATGACAACATACACAGAATTAAAACAACAAATAAGAGATTACACAGAAACAGATTCTAGTGTTTTAACAGACACAATAATTAATGATTTTATAGAACACACAGAAAATAGCATATTAAAAAATTTAGATTTACCTGTATTTAGATCTTATCAATTTTCTAATTTTACTGCAGGTAATGGATTTATAACTTTACCTGGTGGTTCAGCTACAATACCCACACAGTTTTCTGTAATAAGAAGTGTAATGATTTATCCTGCTTCTGGCACAGGAGATCGAATATATTTACAACAAAAAGATGTTACTTTTATGGATGAATTTCATCCAGATAGAGCTGCAACAGGAACACCAAAGTATTATTGTCAATGGGACTTTAATACTATATACGTAGTACCAACACCAAGTGCTGCATTTAAGGTAGAGGTAGGTTTAATTAAATTACCTGACAGATTGTCATCTACAAATAGTAATACTTGGTTAGGAGATAACGCACCAAAACTTATGTTATATGGCTGCCTTATAGAAGCTTTCAAATTCTTGAAAGGTCCAGCAGAAATGCTGCAAATTTATTCACAATCGTATGAAGCCGCTTTACAAGAGGTTGCTGCGCAACAAATGGGTAGAGGTAGAAGAGACGAATGGGCAAATGGTGTCCTACGTGTACCTCGACCATCAATTTTACCTGGTTATAGTAAACCAATAGAAGGAGGACAATAAAATGGCAATATCATCATCAACTGTAACAACGAGTTTTAAAACTCAATGTTTACAAGGTACGCACAATTTCACTGCATCATCCGGTGATACTTTTAAAATTGCATTGTACACAAACTCATCTAGTTTAAGTGCTTCTACAGCTACTTATGCAGATGGTACAGCAACTAACGAGTATTCTGGAACAGGCTACACAGGAGGAGGTAACACTCTAACCAGTTCTACGCCAGTAGCAGATGGAACAACTGCAGTATGTGATTTCGCAGATACGTCTTG